GTCTATGATTTTAGACTTTGCAACATCTGTTATTGTAATCATTTATAGCCGCCTTTATAGCATCTTCTGCAAGTATTGAACAATGAATTTTAACCGGTGGTAAGGCAAGTTCTTCAGCAATTTGTGAATTAGATATCTTTCCTGCTTCGTCAAGTGTTCTGCCCTTGACCCACTCTGTAACAAGACTGGAACTTGCAATTGCACTTCCACATCCGTATGTTTTGAATTTCGCATCTGTAATTACTCCATCTTCTACTTTAATTTGAAGTTTCATAACATCGCCACACGCTGGCGCACCCACCATACCCGTACCTATGTTATCGGCATCTTTGTCGAATGATCCCACATTTCGTGGATTTTCGTAATGATCTAAAACTTTTTCAGAATATGACATATTTACCGTTAAAAATAGTTACCCGATGTATACATAAAGGTGTCCGGTTTCAAATTAAACCTTATTTAGATCCCCATACAATGTACCATGAAATCCAAGCGGCTACAAAGAAACACCAAAATTGAACCCATCTAACTTTTGACAACTCAGCATCAAAATACGCTTTGTCTGCTTGTTCTATCTTTTCAATTTCATTCTTAATCTGAATAACTTTATCCCACTCTTTAGTTCCGTACTTCTTTACAAACTCTACCCTTAATTTGTACTCTTCTTCCGATATTTGCTTGCGGTGTCGGTACTCTTCAAGGGCTTTAAATATTGCTTTTTCTTTTCTTAACTCTGCTTCTCTGCGTTCACGAATTTTTGCATTCGCTCTTTCTTTTGCAACATCTACCGCTTCCCTTTGAACATCTTCGATATTCTTGCCAATTTCTCTTCCGGCTTCTCTTCCAGTTTTAAAGCCTTCGCTTATACCCTTGGCACCAGCCAAGAACCCAAATTCATCTGGCATGTCTCAACTTACCTCTGCCAACCTTTAATGATATCAGGCGAGAAGTTTGCGTAACTGAATTGCATTCTGTCAACTAACTTGACTGCATTGCCTTTGATCTTGTCGATTGCAACATAACCCTCAACACCAGTCACTTCGTAGCCTTTCTTAGTCAACAAGAAAGTGTTCAACGTTTTAACTTCATCCATCTTCTTAATCAAAATCAACTTCGCTTCTGCTAAGAGATTCATCATTGTGAAAATGTCTTCTAGATGTGATTTGTTTTTTGGCGAGAAGAATTTAAGCACTTTGCTTTTCTTTAGCATCTGAGTAGCACGACCACGTTCACCTTTGCCCTCGGCTTGTTTCTCGTAGTAATCTTCTATGTAGGTAATCAATTCTTTAACGTGCGCTTTGACGTTTGTGATTTTCAACTGTTGACGTACTTTTGAATTGTTGAATGTCTTAATGCGTTCAATCAAGTCTTCGTCTGTATTGATGTAGTTTAGTGTTGGTGCATCTAGCTTTTGGAATATCTTTCCAGCTTCAGATAGAATTGCAGTCACTTCATCATTTTCTGATTGTGTGAGTGTAGCTTTACCTGATACGTCTTGATAGACTGCACTTGTCATCCAAACGTTTGGTGTCTTTGTGAGTGTGCTTAGAATATCTTTACCAAAGACTGCGGACATTGTTTCGAATGTATCGCCTTCGTAAATTGTATGCCAGACAATGCCAATCTTTGCTCTTTTGATATCTTTAGCAAGTTCACTTTCTGACGGTACTGCATACACTAGCGTATTTGGATGAAACGTGACGTATGATTCGCCTTCAATTGTTTCTGTCTTCAAGTCTGACTGTGTGAATAGTAAGTCGCCTTGAATGACGCCTTTGATGTTGATCTTAGGCAAATACATCAAACATGCTTTGAGTTTGGTTGCTAAGTCGCCAGAAGTGTCTGCATCAATTTCTGCTGGAGTTTTGTATACTTTGGGATTTTTATTGAAGACGCCCTTCTTCGCAACAAAGAATTTGCCGTCTGTTGGATCTTGTCCTGCAAAGACTGCTGGCGCACCATCCCATTTGACTGAAATGTCAACTTTGCTTTTGGAATGTCCAGCAAGCATATCACGCACCGCTCTGAGTGCGTTTATGCTATCTCTAGTTCCTTCAACACCCCCATTAAGAACATCGTCTTCCGCATGTTCCATGTGAGTGTTTTTCTTTTCAATAAGGTATTCTTTAAATTTAAACATGATAGGTCTGTCGTTGCAATAGACCTATTTATAATTACCTTCGCATTGATGCTTGATCCTTTGCATCATCACTAGAGAAAATAGGTACTGCATTGCTTTTGTGTAATGTGCCAATGCCAATCATCTTGTCGCCAGTGTAAACTTTGCCGTGAATTGGCTTAGTGCAACTGTCGCCAACTGTCGCTAAACTGGGATGACGTACAGTTTCACGAATATATGCTTTTGGAGGTTTGTATGCTTCGATTTCTTTAGACTTCTTGAAACCTTTAGAGAATGAAGTAGTTGGCAGATTGTCTAGCCATTGTTGATACTCTGCAACTTTCTTTGCAGGAGTTTTTTTCTTCTTCGATTTTTGATTTGTGTAAATTAACATAATGTAAGTTCGTCAACAAAGTTTAACAACAATTTATGGTTTTGTTCTTCGTGCCAATGTTCTGATATATAATTTTTATACCAATACTTTTGACTCTCAGGATGACAACCAATCACACCTACACGATTTTGAATGATTGCCATGGCGTCACCATTCGCATAAGTAGAGACTATTTTAGCACGTTCTAGATTGCCTGTCAATGCACACCCATCATAGAAGAACATTGTCTCAGGTTTGCCGTTCCAAGTAACGTTTGCAATGGTAGAATAAGACCTACGAATGTCTGCGGTATTTTGTTTAATATACTGAACAGGTTCAATGTCATCTAGTATATCGAAATAGTGACTGCCAGCCCAATATGCACCCATACATATTCCAAGATAATATCCTTTAGACTCAACAAAGTCTGCTATCATATTAGCACGTTTGCGTCTAAAGAATTTATCATAAGAATCTGCATCTCCGATACCTCCAGGAAATGCAACAATATCTGCATTGTTTAATACTGTCACTAAATCACTATCAACATTGAATAAATTAATTTCATAGTTTGGCGATAGTGCTTTAATCATCCCATCACAACAATCTGTTGAACATTCGGGATGATTAACAAACAATGCTATCGATTTCACTCTATGCCATTCTATCTACATTCTGTCCAGGACGATTCATTCTACGATTCATTTCGATACGTGCTTCTTCACTAACTTCACGCAGATGTTTAATTCTACGTTCTTCTAAACGCAATTCATCAATTCTTCTCTCCGTTTTGTTGAGAATAAGTTGTTCATACATCTTATTGTTGTATGCTCTAATACTATCTACACTCATTTTAACACCAAGAATGCCAACATGATACTTTGCATGAAGAATCCAATGCCGTTTGAGATCATGTAAAGTTTATCTTTTACAATTGCAGAACGAATAAAGAATAATAGCAAACCAGTCCAAATTAGTAACACCATGCTTAATGGGGGCAATACTGTAGGCTCACCTTGAATTGCTAAGTACGTTACTGGTACTGTAGACCCATGAATTAGAACTAATCCAATCCAACCACAAATCTCACCAAACTGACGTACAATCCAGTTATACCATTCTGTAACTTTAATCATTTCAAATTTCTTTCCTAAGAAGTTTAAGAGTTGGTCTAAATTTTTGATAGAGTCCGACTTCACGTCCATATGCTTCAATCTCCCATAATGATTCCCAATATTCATCACCTTGGTATTGTTCTCGTTGAAACGTTACCAAGTTCCCTCTTTCATGGAATTTTAATTCACCTTTAGCATACTGCTTAACGTGAACCATTTCATGTGCAAGACATTGTAAAACACGCTTGCCAAGTTTATTATTCCATTCCAAATTTATTACAAACTGTTTATTGCTTGGTATTCCTAGAACATCATCTTTAGGAAACGCTTCACCAAGTATTTTGTTTTTCACATAAAAATCTTTTATGACGTTTATGCTAATTTCTAATGTATTCGACAACCTGTCACTCATCAAACGACTAGCATAAAAATGCGTAGCCATCTTTAAAATCTTTCTCTCCTTTGGTGTCAAGGTTGCCCCTTTTGCCCTGAGAATGAGTTTCATGTCGTATCCCTTTCTTAACAATATCTATTATAGTACAGTTATGGTATCTTGTCAAGGGATATTTAGGGAAAGGGATACATTTCACATTATGAAATTAAACCTTTAGATTGCCGAAATCTCGGTTTTTCTGCATTCGTTTGCCGAAACCAGACTTATCAAATACGGGTTTATCGTCTTCAATCTGCCCACTATCGGAAATGTTAGTCTGCGCTGACTCTTCTGCATCATACAGTTTCATTTTCGCTCTATCAACACCAATCACAAAACGTTTGTTTGTTGTTGGGTCGCTGTAACGATTCTTCAACTGCTTAACCATAATCTGATTCAACTCTGCAAGTTCTTCGGTTGAAATCAAAGCAAACATCAAGTCTGCTGTTGCAGGCAGACCAAACGATTCTGAAGTATCTTCAAGTCCAACGTCTGAGTTTGTATAACCACTTCTCGTTGTTTGTGTAGCTGATACAATTGGTAATTTATGTTCAACTGCAAGCCCACGCAACTCTTCTGCAATTGCTTTGATGTATGTGTATGAGTTAATAGAAGAACCCATCTTCATACGTGCAGAGGAACAAATGTTCAGATAGTCAATGTAAATGATATCAGGAATGAATTGTCGTTTCAATTTCAACTCATTCAACAAATGATTGAAGTGATTTACGTTTGCACTAGCGGTTGGATATTCTTTGATGATTAGCTTACCTTTAGTCTTCTCACGTAGAGTTTCGACTTTCTTCAAGTATACATCTTTAGGCATACCAATCAATCTATCAAGTTCAACGTTCATCAAGTTAGCATCGATACGTTCTGCAATACGTTCTTCAGCCATTTCCATTGTGATGTACAAAACGTTTTTACCCATCGTCAGATTGGCTGCGGCACAATGACACATGAACAAAGATTTACCAACACCAGTACCAGCAAGAACAATGTTCAAAGATTTTTCTGCAAGCCCACCTTTAGTGATTCTGTTTAGATAGTCAAGGTCGAATGGGATTCGTCTTTCAACTTTATGATAGAAGTCATATCGTGTTTCTGCGTCATCAATAAAATCGTGACCAATGTGATTATCAAAAGAAACTGAAAGCGCATCTGCTAGAATTTTAGGGATCGAACCTTTATCAAGTTTTTCTGTGCTGTTCTTATTCTTGTCATCAAGAATTTGAATGCTCTGCATGATACCATTGTAGATTGCTTTTTCTTGACAGAAATTTTCTGTTGCATCAATCAACCATTTGGTGTCGGACACTTCGGGATCGATTGTAATTTCTTTAACAAGCGCAATCGTTTTCTTGTGCTGGTCATCTGTTAGATTAACTCTCTTGTCAATCTCAATAGCCAATGCCTCTTGCGTTGGCATTGTGTTATACTTATTTACATAACTTTCAATTTCAGAGAACAATAGTTTTTCTGAAGATTCCTGAAAATACTCGCCTTTAATGAATGGTAAAGTCTTTCGTGTATACTCTTCATCCAATATCAGGTGTTTCAGTATTTTTTGTTCCAAGTTCATTCTTATACCTTTTCTCTGCTTCGTTCAATGCGTGTTTCAGCAAGTCATTTAAAACCTCACCAAGATATGCTTCAAAGATATCATTACCTTGAAGTGCTTTGTGTTCTTCACTTATTATATCATAGTTGAAGCCAATTGAATAGGTTCCGTCAGGATTTTCTTCTTCGGCAAAATTAATTTCACCAAAATGGAATACTGTGTCTTTAAAGTCGCCAGCAGTAATTTTGATTGTTGCGACAACATCTTTATCTTTGTATTTGATATCGCTTTCGGCAATCTCATAAGTTTCTTCAATCTTCATTGACTAACTCCAACTCTTCTTCATCAGTAACACCCTCAACACCATCTTGCCCATACAAGAATTCTTTCTTACATGCTTCGTCAATCAATGCTAAGATATCAGGTGTGAAATACTTCTCTGGCTCTTCGTTGATGTTCTTGCCGAA